AGGTAATCAAACGCAATAGACTTAGCTTGGGCATAGTACGGTGCAATATACGCATATCGGGCATTTTCCTTAGTTTCGGTCAAGGCTCGCCAAAGAATGTCATTAATACAGGCTACAGTCTTGCCAGCCCTTCGGTGGGCAATAATAACAGCCCATCGCTGGGTTCTATCGTGGAAGTCTAAGAATACATCCCTAGGCTTATACAGTTCTATGTTGTAGTCTGTATATTCGGTTACTTCTTCCATGTAACCACATAGCGTATAGGTTTCTCTTCGCTACCAGTATGCTCAGTACGAGCTAATTTGGGTACATGGTATTCAGCCACCTGCATAAAGCAGTCAAATGCGTGTTTAGGGCCGTATTTAGGGTCGTCAGCAATAGCTTCTAGCCACTCTTGTAACTTGTGGCTATTACCATCAACAAACCGTGCTATGGCTTCTCTAGCCACTGCGGTGGATTTATTGGGTATTCCTGCTGGTCTGCCTGCTCGACTAAGGTTTTTATGCCTTACATCGACAGTTTTCGATTCTTTATTATCCATTACTACCTCAAGTGATTGATTTAGTTAGGGTAAATTCTAATACTAAAACTTAGTTTATGCCATGTCCTTAGCAAATTTATTAAAGTGCTTCATAAGCTCTGCTTTACGCTTCTCACGCTTATCTTGATTCTTCTCTAATGTAGATTGTTTGTGCGGTTGCAACAAACTGTTCTCAGGTTTAATCTTTTCTTTTTTCCACATGGTTACATATCCTTCATAGCGTCAGCAATCATTTGTCTGCGGGGCTTTTTAGCAGTTCTAGCGGCATCTTTAAAGTCTTGGGCGGTTGGGCGGCCTTCTTGACCAGCCTTCTTCATCTTTTCGCCTGAGCCAGCTTTAATCCGTTCACGCTTGGCGTGGATATTGGCGTATAGACCGTTCTTCATGCCTTGCTTTCAATGTACTTACCGTAAGCTTCTTCTAACTTGGCTTTTCTTGCACCTTTGGCGTATTTACGCTCGGTAGATAGGGCAATAGCAACAGCCTGTTTCTTGGGCTTGCCAGCTTCCATCTCTTTTTTGATGTTTTTGCCTACCGCTTCTTTGCTGCCAGATTTGATTAAAGGCATTATCGGCCTCTCATTCTCATCATTTGTTGTAGTTGTGCGGGGGTTGCGGTCTGTGGGAATTGCTGACCTACTGGCATACCGCCTTGGGTAGCAGGCATAATTCCAACATTACCAGCAGCCACTTCAGGCAACATCGCCTGATTAATGTTCTGCATAAGTTGTAGTTCTTCGGGGGTCATTTGCCCACGCTTTGACATCTTTAGCACATATGCCATATCCATTGGATTGTAGTTGGGCATGATTTCTCCTTTTATTTCAAGAACTTAAGTTTATAAGTGGTGGAATTGATAAGGTCTGCAATCTCATCAATAATGTTCTGCAATTCAGAATCTTGCGGCAAATCTTGGCGGGCATCAGCCACAAAGTTTTGTAGCGATTCCATGTATTTGATTGGGTCTTTTGGCTGGTGGTAAACGCTTGGAAAAGTGGTTAGCTTTCCGTATTTACCCATGTAAGATTCCGCTAAAGTATCGACCAACTCCACGATTTCATCGTAGTAATTGCCTAAAGCTTTGTGTTGGGCGTATGAGCCTGTACTCCAATGGAAAAAATGCGTGTTAGTCGCAGAATGTAGCAATGTTGCTAGAAACAGGGCGCAATTTTCCATAGAAACTCCTTTACATACCTCATTATATTAGGTTTTTTGTAAAATCCACACCGACCAATAAGAGTAAGCGTTAAAAAAGTTCTCGTCTTTGTCCTCTGTTGGCTTGTATTTAGAGTTAACAAATTTGTTATACGCTTCTACATCAAACATAAACCCATGCTTATGGAATAGTCGATACCAATAATTAATCGGCTGAATGTTTACATGGGTTGGGTCACCCATATACATTTCTTTGGTTTCCCCGTCTTTTACGGCATCTAAGCAAATAAACGCCCGACCTGATTTCTTTAAAATTCTTGAAAATTCATGCAATATGGCATCCATTTGGTCTTGCGGGATATGCTCTAACACCTGTGCTGTATGCACCAAATCCACGCTTTCAGTCAAAGCTGGAGTTTCTGCGATTGAGCCACAAACAAGCTCGTTAGCGTAATACCCAAAATGGGTACGGCCTAGCTTAATCATGGATTCGTTTAAATCTACCCCTAAAACTCTCATATTTAGCTTATGGAAGCCTTTTAGGATTGAGCCACACGCACATCCAGCATCCACCACAAAGCCGTCACGGGGCGTTTTACAGGCTTCTATGACCATTTTGGCGTATTCCTCTTGCCAATAGCCATGCCCCAAGTAATCAAGACCAGCATCTTTATGCTCGTCATAGTAGTCTTGGTTGTATTCGGTGACTTTAAGATTGGTCAGCAACACGGATTAATCCAATCGCTCGTAGTGCAGCTTCAGGTGAATCTACCCGACTGAGTGGCCCACCCTTCCAGTTGGCAATAAACTTAAGCTGGTCTTTGGTGAACTTAGCCTTTGCGTCACGCTTGACTTCCATCAAGATTGTTTCACCGTTGTAACACACCATCAGGTCAGGTATTCCACGCCCAACCATCGACAAAATGTACACATCTGCCCCAGCTTTTCTAAGGGTTTCTACTATTTCTGTTTGGTTTACATCAACCTTACGGGCGTATGGCATTGATTATTAACAATTTTCGGTTAAGATAAGCTAACTTTATCATAGTCAAGGCTATATATGGGTCAAAATCAATACGGTTATTTTCTTAGCGATGAAGAATTTATAGCAAAGTGGCATGAATACCCAAGCCCTGCTGCTTTTTCAAAAGTAACGGGGGTCAATGTACGCAACATCATGGCTCGTAGGCGGTCGATTGAAGTAAGACACAAGATTAAGCTAGATACCGACCCTATTTACAAACAAAACAGAATTAAAGAATTAGCAGAAAACGCAAAAATTGAGCGAGAAAAACGAGAAGAAAAACTAAAAGAGCGTTTAGAAGCAACGCAACATAGCGTTAGGCGTGGCATGGAGATGGAAGAAGGGCGTGTCATTATCTTTTCCGATGCCCACTTTACTGAAAGCACAACGACCTCATTTAAAGCATTAATTAAATTTATTGAGTACTTCAAGCCAAAAGCTATCATTTGTAACGGTGATGCGTTTGACGGGGCTGTATTGAGCCGTTTTCCTAAGATTAACTATGACCGTCAACCTAGCGTATTAGACGAACTAAACTATTGTAAAACCCATTTAGAAGCCATTGAAAAGGTGCGCCCAGCAGGGGCTAAACTGATTTGGACTTTGGGTAACCACGATATGCGCTATGAAGCTGCATTAGTAGCCCGTGCGCCTGAGTTTTCAGGGGTTGATGGGTTTAACCTTAAATACCATTTCCCTAATTGGGAAACTTGTTGGTCGTTTTGGGTCAATGACGATACTGTAATTAAACACAGGCATAAAGGGGGTCGGTACGCTGGTTATCAGAATGTACAGGCAAGTTTCTGTAATATCTTTACGGGTCACACCCATGTGTTGACTTGTAGCCCAATATCGACTTTTGACCAAAAGACCTATTGGGGTGTGCAAACTGGCACTTTAGCCGACCCTAACGATGAGGCCTTTGGGTACTGTGAAGACTCAGCCCGTGACTGGCGTCAGGGTTTCATTATGGCTTCGTGGGAGCGTGGTAGGCTATTAATGCCTGAAATGATTATGGCCTGCGGTGAGGATGAAGTCGAGTTTCGTGGGGAAATATTGCAAGTATGAAGCTAAGCCCAGCAATATTGAAAAATTTGTATTCAACAATATATTGCTGCCACCCATTTAGTCGGTGGAAAATGCCTTTGCCTGACGAAATCAAATTTGAAGTAATCCATGACAAAGCCGCATACGGTTACTATTTATACGATGAGGGCGGTAAATACGCCCACACCATTCAAATTAGCGATGCCATGTGTGGTCATTTTATGACCCTTCTTCGTACGATGGCTCACGAGTGCTGTCACATGAGCCGTTGGGCGCATAGCAGAGAACGATGGAATCACCATGATAAGGAGTTCCGTAGGCGTTGTTCCCTCGTTGCCCAAGAATTTGGCCTAGACCCGCTAGAGCTTTGATACTATCCACAACGCTATTAAAGGAAGCGTTAATATGACAATTCCAAAATAAAGTGCTAAATCATTCATTTATAGCGAGCAACCTCTCCGTGTAGGTAAGCAAATCTTCTTGAGTAAGATTGTATCTACGCTCAAATCCTTTAGCTCCAAGTCCGTGAACACCTGTATTCCCTCGATGATGTTCGGGGCATAACGGTATGACTTCTGCGTTTTCTCGCAACCCACCAAACCTTCTAATGTGGTGGATTTCGGCTGGGGTGTCTTTGAATCCAAATTGTCGGCATAAGATACAGCCAAGTCGTGCAACTTTGTCATAGTGTTTTTTGGTTTGCGTATTCATACCACATTACATAAAAGGCTTTAAATTCCTCAACTCCTTGCCCCAATTTTACACATGAGCCATAGGGTTGCACTTGCCAAAAGTCTTGAATAACCAGTTGGTCATCCGTATTGCCTTGCACAATAACCACCGTAAAATTATGCGTTTTGGCAAAAGCTTGCAGTAATCTACGCTGGCCTTCGCTAACCTTTTCATTAGGGCGTTTCCATTCCATCACCAAAAACTTGCCATTGCGCTCGGCTATGCCATCAATATTGCTTGGGCAAAAGGCAGGGTTGCTAGGAATTAAGCCTTTAAACGCACCGTAGTCAATGTGCGTAGCAAAGGCGTTCCGCATTATCTTATTGAATGTTTGCGTCATTTTGCAATACATCCTCAAGTTCTTGGGCCAAGTCGGTCACATCACAGCTAATTAAGTAAGCCTGTGTATGGTCTTGCTTTAGCTTGGCATTGTGTAGCTTTTTAATTGTGCGGTTTAGGTCTAAAAATACTTCGGCAAATTCTCTCATTTGGTTAGTCTTTCTATTTGTCTGTCGTTAGCTTGTTGGGTACGCCATGCTTCAAACCTCATCTTGGCAGCTTCTAATTGCCAGCGTAGGGCTTCTTTTTGCTCTACCGCTACGCCTATGGCTTTGCAAAGGTCTTGGTAGTCTTGGCTACGGTAGGCTTCTCGTTCCTGTGCGCCTAGCGATTGTTCTTCAGTTTGCGACATCTTAATGGCTTTAAGACTATGCCTAAAGTTTTCAAGCTGGGCCAATTCACCTGACGCTTTAGCGTATTGCGGTGCGGTTTTAAATATAAAGTCTATTGCTTCGTGTGGGTCATAATCTTTCATCTAATCTTCCTTTAAGGATGTTCCAAGCGGTTGCTGCACACAATGGCACTTGTCCATTTCCAATGGATTTAAGTCTGTCCACCCGATTGGCCATCCCATTAACCACTCTGTCCAATTTGGGTTCAACTTCCCACCATCCAACATTTTTTTCTTCTTTTCTTCGAACAAAACTGCGTCTGAAAGTTTTGCTCCATATGTCATATTTGCTTTGTTTAGTTTCCTCAGAATGTAACCACCCCCTAATGTTTTCTCTACCCTGCTTGATTGTTCTCCGCCCTCTACACAACCTACTGTCGGTGTTGGCCACATTTCGATTCTTTTCTTCAATGCTTTGCGACTGTTGCTGCCACCATCTATTCCCGTTGTGTTCGGTGTGTGAAAAAAGTCTAAATTGTTTGGTACTTTTTCCGACAATCCATATTCGTTCTCTAAGGTGGTTTGCTCCCACATCGGCTGCTGAAATAACTCCCCATTCCGCATCGTACCCCAGCGTGGAAAGGTCTCCGAGTACTGTTCCCAATCCCCTAGAAGTGAGCATTGGACTGTTTTCCACAAAGACATATTGGGGTCGTACCTCGCTAATAATCCTTGCCATCTCTTTCCACATTCCTGACCGTTCTCCGTCAATTCCTGCGCCTTTTCCAGCTGCAGAAATGTCTTGGCATGGAAACCCGCCCGATACGACATCAACAATTCCTCGCCACGGTTTTCCGTCAAAGGTTTGAACATCATCCCAAATCGGGAAAGGCGGGAGTATTCCGTCATTTTGTCGGGCGAGCAATACGCTTGCTGGGTATGATTCCCATTCAACTGCACAGACGGTTCGCCATCCGAGCAAATGTCCCCCAAGTATTCCCCCACCAGCGCCTGCGAAAAGAGCCAACTCATTCAATCCATTCCCCCTTATTACCTTTGTTACCTTTTTTCCATTGGTCAGCAAAATCTCTTAGTAATTGACTATCAAGTTTGTATTTTGATAGATATTCTCTAAACTTTGCTAACCCCCATTCTGCACGCCACTTACACAACTGCCTAACACCGCAGCGATATTTATGCTCTTGTTCATTCAAGTTCCATTCCTAACTTCACCATGCACTTGCGTTTCAAAGTTTCGTAAGTATCGTAGCCATTACCTAAAATGCCAAGTTCTTTTGCTTTGGCTTCGATGCCTTGCTGACTAAACATCCATGACCTATCCACCTTTTCTTTAGCGGGGGTCATATCAAGGGTGTCAGTCCAACGCTCACCGTTAATCCAAGACGCTGGGTATGGCACAAAATCTATGTGGGTTCGTTTAAGTTCCCAGTATTTGATGTGGTTTGGTAAGGCTTCCAAAGCTTCTCGCTTTTCAAGCTGGGATAACTTCCCCCAAGCAGATTCAGCCTTTTTCTTAGCCACTTTTTTAGGCCACACTTCCCAAAATTTCTCAAATTCCACACTAAATCCCCCATTTAGATAGATTGTTAAAAATATACAAATACAAACCAAAAAAGTACATCAGTACAGCAACAAATTCTACTAAAAACAACGCCCAATCGTCTTGCTTCCAACCCGCTATGGCCCACATGACACTACCAACAAAGCCAAAAATGATGTTGGCGGGGTATTCGTTAATACTGGTTAACCCAATACCAATTAAACACAGAAATGTACCAGTCCATTTAAAAAGGCGCATCGGGCAAATCCAATTTAATTTTGTCGGCTTTTACAAATTGGTAAGTCCAGTCTATGTAGGTTTGTATTAAATGCTCTGCTTCATGCTTAGTCTTGACGGTACGCATTAGTTCACCGTGTTCGTCATAGATTTTGTAATGGCTATAAGCGTTTATGCGGTCATCGGTAGTAAATGTAGTCATTTTTGATTTACCGTTTCTAAAATAACTTTTGCTAACTGAATAAGCAAAATTAAAAAATAAGCAACCCAAAAAATTGTTGGAGCATCAAAATAATACAAAATAAAGGCTACAAGTAATTCAATCATTTCTTACTCGCTTTTTTTAATGCTTCTTTCCAACGAATTAACTGTTCTTTTTTCCACTCATCACGCAATTCGTAGTTAAATCGCAATACACCTTCATCGGTTTCGCAGTAATAATCAAATGCTTTGTTAAGTTCCTCATCACTTAACTCTTTTATTTGTGATGTGGATTTATTCATCGCTTCTAAAATTCCACTATAAATTTCTTCTTCTGCAAGTGATTTCTCAAGTTTTTCTATTTTTTTTGCCTGTTGTCGAAGCATATTGGCTGACTCAAATATTGATTTATCTAATTCGGTATAAGAGTCTTCCGTCATAAACTTAATTAACTCTTTTGCTAGGTCATAAGCTGTCATTTTTAAATATCCTTTTTTCTACTAACCTAATTAACTTTGTTCCGTTTATAATGTGACTATCTAATGGTGTTACATATTCATTTCCATAGATTTGTTTAACCCAAGCAATTACACATTTCTTTATTTCCTCATCACTTAACTCTTTTATTTGTGGTGTTTTATAAAACAACTCAACATGAGTTTCGCAATTAGGGCAAGTGTAGTTAATTGAATGTGTTTCTTTTTCTAACTCCGCTATGCGGTCTGCTTGTTGGCGGAGCATATTGGCAGCTTGTTCACCATATATTCCATAGGGTTCTAAATCTACTTTATCTGCTAATTCGTATGCGTTCATTGATATTCCCCCACTCGTGTTGTTAATCCATCTAATCTCATTTGTAACTCACGGTTTTTAAGGTGCAACTGGCGAATCATATCGGCAGCTTCTTGCACGGTGTAATCGACCTTACTAGATTTCATTAGCTCTTCTAGTTTGTCTGCCATTTCTAGGGGCGTCATTTATTTGCTTTCCTCGGTTAATCAAAGTAAATCCACTTGCAGCGTAGCGTCTTTTGTTGCCTGTTTCCCAAACTACCACTACAGTGTCATCCTCAAGCATATAACAGCCTTCTTGAGTTATTCCGCTTTGGGTATAGCTATAAACCCTACGCAGTTCGGAATAAGTTTTTTTGCTAACTACGCATACTTGATTGGTTAGCACAATAAACCCACCGCCTTCGTTGGGTGATTGAGCAATGGCTTCAGCTTGAGCCGTATGTACACTTAGCGTTAATAGTAATGCGATGATGTATTTCATATTTCCCCCTTTAAGTTGGTAACTCAATCGTAAGGCATTATCAACTTTTGTTTATTAGGACTTACCCTAATATGGGGCATTTTTATATTTATAGGTTTATTTGTTATATATAAATATAACTTTTGCCTTTTGGTGAACGGAACCCAGCCATCCTAGATTCCTTCAACTGTTTGCCTTTCGGAGCCACAGAACCCGCCAGTCGTTCGTTGAATAGGCACTAGCTTCGCCACCTATTTGTGTGCTGTTACATCAACTATCCCCCAGTAGCACTTGTATCGCAGTCGCTGGTGTCGGTTCCCGCCCAACTGTGACCGCAGAAATAGAAAAACCCCATAAGGTTGCTCTAAGGTGATGTTGCTTAATAAATAGCCTACCAACCATTTACTAAACACTCAAAGCAACCCTATGGGGTCTATGGTAGGCAATACTAAACAGACATCACTCTGCCCTTATAGTATAGCCTAAATTTTGCGTTCTGCAAGTTCAGGCCAAATTAAATGCCAAGATTGAGGAAACATATCCTTGCGAGTAACTAACCCATGCGACTCTTTTTCAATCTGAGCAGCCAGTTCCATCAGCTTGCTGGCGGGTAATCCCTCGTTTTGCCAGCGATGCACGGCTTGGGTAGTTACTTTAAATCTGCGGGCAATTTTGGCTGGGCCACCGCATAAATGAATCATTTGTTTTGGTGTAAGTTTGAAGTCCATAAAAGTTATTTTATATTTAAGTTGCTATTTTTACAATAATTATTGCACACAAATAAAAAAAGGTTTATAGTAAAGTTACCTGAATACTCAGGCTAATTTATGGAGAAACTTATGGATGACCAACAAATGATAGAAGCACAATCTGAATTGGAATATGAATTAACAGTAATTTTTGAAGAATTAGAAGAGGGCGTTATTTTGAGTTCATCACAGATAGATACACTTCGCTATGCGTGTGGATTCCCTAAAAAAACTAGGGTTACCCCTGTATTGGCTGAAGTATTTAATGACTTTAAAAACATTTTTGGGGGAAAACAATGATAGTTACAGGAACAGCACCCGTGAAAGAATTTAAGATTGCACCAACTGGGTCACATTTAGCCCGTTTGTATCGCATTATTGACCTCGGTACGCAGAAGTCTGAGTACATGGGCAAAGTCAATATGTTGCGTAAAGTCAAGTTTTTTTGGGAATTGCACGGTGATGACCTCAAGACCGATGATGGCAAACCCTTAATCCAAACCCGCAATTACACGCTGTCGCTAGGCGAAAAGGCTTCGTTACGGAAAGACTTGGAGAGCTGGCGGGGCAAATCATTTACCGATGATGAGTTGCGGGGCTTTGACTTAACAAATTTGTTAGACAAATGGTGCATGATTACCGTTCAGCATAGAGAATCCAACGGCAAGACCTATGCCGATGCGGTAGCCGTAACGCCAGTACCAGCCGTAGTTGCTAAAGCTGGTTTACCTAGTGGCGTAAATCCAACACTTCTGTTTGATATGCAGAAGTTTGACCAAGCCGTATTTGATAGCCTGTCCGATGGTTTGAAGAACCAAATTATGCAGTCATCAGAATTTCAAAACAAGAACCGCAAAGTCCTTAATGCCATTGAGGATGATGAGGATTTAAGTATTCCTTTTTAAGGGGGTTATATGAAAAAGCTAATCGTAATCTTTGCAACATTTTTTGTAGTAGGTGGTGCAATAGCCCAAGTAGCAAATTGCTGGCAACAGTATGTTTGTGGCCCAGCAGGATGCCAATGGGTAACCATTTGTCGCTAGGGGGAATTAACCTTTAGGAGAAAGCCATGAACCATGCAATTAAAGATGTGATTGAGTGCAAATACACCGTTAAGACTTTTCAAGAACGGGGCTACGATGAGGAAGTACCTATCATCGGATTTGCGGTTGAGGACTTAGAAACCGTCATTAAAAGCGTGGTTCATGCGTGTGCCGAGCGCGTGACCAACGAATCAGAACGCAAGGATATACTGTCGTTAGCAGCTTAATTTTTAACAGGGGGATGTATGTTAGTGAAGGAAATAGCGTCAGAATCAGGCCATTGGTACAAACCAAATGGTGAGCCAGCCTACACCGTAGAGGGTGCAAATGGCAAAATCCGCAATACAACGGTGCGAGATGCCCGTAAAGAGGGTCTTTTACCATCAGTCACCACCATCATTGGGTGTGCCGCAAAGCCAGCACTTGATGTATGGAAACAACAACAAGCCATACTCGCTGCACTTACATTACCTCGCTTAGACGGGGAATCAGAAGAAGATTGGCTAAGTCGGGTTGTATCCGATAGCAAAGAAACCGCCAAGAAAGCTGCCGAGCGTGGCACACAAGTTCACGGGGTCATAGAAGCGTTTTACGAGGGCGTTTACCTACCTGAGTTACCAACCTATGTCCGTGTCGTAGAAAAGGCTATAAACGAGCATTTTGGGCCACAGCTGTGGGTTGCTGAGAAGTCCTTTGCTCACGGTGGCTATGGCGGTAAATGCGACCTGATTAGCCGACCCCACTATCACCCAAAGACCGATGGGTTTGTAATCGACTTTAAGACCACCGAAAAAGATGTGGATAAGCTTGATACCTATTTTGACCACCATATGCAGTTAGCGGCTTACAGGCACGGCTTTGAGATGCCCAAAGCACGGTGCGCCATTGTGTATGTCAATGCCAACGAAAACAAGGCTAAACTACTAGAGATACCCGAAGATGACCTGAGAATCGGGTGGGAATGTTTTAGTCACTTGTTGGCGTTTTACAGGGCTAAAAACAAACTATAATGACAACGGGGTGGTAGCTGGGCTTCCCCCGCCCAACCTTCACGGGCTATCACCCCACCTATTACGAGCGAAAGCGGATGCTGTGAGTGTTGGTTATTAAGTGGGTTGAGTAGGCACACCTGTTAGGATTAACCAAACGCCCTGAGCCAAGCAAGGTGACAGACGCAGCGAGTAGCTCACCTTTACTGTATATCCATACATTAGGGTTTGTCCTAATCAAATAATATTGACTATGGGCTATACTAACCATGTCTTAACACAGGGGGAAATTATGAAAGACATTTTATTGGGTGTAATTGGGGGGCTAATTGCTTTTGGCATACCAGCAGTTGTCTATGTCATTCGTACAGGGGGCATATCATGATTGGCACAATAACGATGGGTGATACGGATATTGATGTGTACGGCACAGTTTATCCAGCAGAACCCAATCTTGGCATCATGTCGGACTATGTTGAGATTGAGGATTTAAGAATTGGGGGCGTTAGTGTATATGAGTTGTTTGCAAGCTACGGTTTGTTAGAAAAAGCTGAAGAATACGCTAACGATTTGGTGAGCGCATGACATTTTTAGTAGCCAATATCCCACCCGTCAAATGCTTTGTTCGTAAGGAGTTTTTGTATAACCACGAACAGGGCCACGGTGAATTAGAGCCATGCGTATGGATGACCGCCAAAGCCATTAAGGGTCAAGCATTTCGTATTGAATCCATGCTAACCAATTACGGGGCTTTGTACGATAAGCTGCCAATCCATGCGTATGTGTGGAAGCCAGTTGACGAGCCGTTACCGCTAGACCACTTACAGATTTGGGATTGCCTGTCTTACGATATGGCAGTCATTGAAAAGTCTAATTTGCGTGGGTTAAAGGTTAAGTTTTTTGGCAAAGATAAGCAGTTTCATTTTGGCAATTATTTGTTCACCATTGACTTTGCATCGCCTGATACCAACCGCATTGATACCAGCTTTAGTGAGGGGGTGCAAGAGCATAAATCGTACAACTTTATTCAGCTAGATAACGGGCAGTTTGCGTGCCAGCCCAATAACCGATGCCTTTGGTACGATGTTTCGCTTGTGCCTGCGGTGCTTAAAACACCTGACTTTAGAATACCCACCCAAGTGTATAGCGTTGAGAATCACGCCAAATGGTCAGCCAAAGATGAATGGTTTTATAACTTTGAGGAAATAAAACAATGAACATCCCTTACGATACAGGCAAGGTTAAGATTGGCATTTATTACCAAAAACCACAGTATGTGGAAGAAGATATGGATATGCTACGGCTACAGTCCTATCTTATTTACGACCCAGCAAGGTTAAAGCGTCAGTATTGGCTAAACAGGCTGTTGATTGGTTTGGGCGTCTTTACCCTGATTATCACAGTCTTGCAAAGCTAATTGCCTAGCTTCTTCGACCCGTCTAAGCCAGCCACGAATAAAGCGAGCTTGGTCGGGTCGTCTAGCGACTATGCCTTGATAGAAATCTGTCCGAGCGTCTGAATACTTTGCAACCAAGTCTTTAGCGTTTGCACCATTAATCGCTGCCCTAGTCCTAGGCCCGATAATTCCGTCAGCCACCACCCCGATAGCCGATTGAAGCGTCTTAACTGCTCGGCCTGCTCCTGCATTAACGGCAAAATCGAATACCACATAGTCTAGCCCTCTTGGTAAGACTTCACAGTAGGCGGCGTTCCAATACTTCTGTTTATACAGTTTACCGACCTTTTCAGGGGTCAAGGCACGCATATCTGCTTCGGTTACTGGGTGACCTACAAATTCTTCCCAAACACGCTGTGTAACGCCTAGGTTAGTTCGACCACCACTATCAAATTTATCATGAACATAACCCCCTTCATGATGCAAAACTCTAGCTAAACATATATCAAATCTACTTTGCATGAATAATCCTATGGCAATTTGCACATAAAAGAATGCACTTTTTTATTTCATCCAGTATTTCTTTTTCAGAACAATAATTAAACATTCTAGCTATATCGTCTTTTTTGTCATTAATGTGGTGAAAGTCATACACAGGCAATGGGAATTTGCCTTTACAAACAGAACAACAACCACCCAATAATTCAACAAATTTAGCTTTTAGTGTTTGTTTTTTATAAATTTTGTAGTGTGCTTTGCAACGCATAAGGCCGCCTTTTGCATCAGTAGGCTTGCCACAATCTACGCAAATTTTGTCAAAATTTCTTTGTCTTAAAGGTTTGTTTAAATCTTTGTTTTTTTTATTTCTAAGGTAATGAGCGTTGCAAAAACCTTTAGCTATAGCTTTTTTGCCACAAGCATCTACACTACAAACATTCATTTTTTAAGGTTTGCCATAATACGGCTACCAAATAGGAATCCAAAGGCTATGTTGGCGGCTTCCAAACCAATGCGTTGGATGTATTGGTCAACGGGTAAGAATAGAGTAGATAAGCCTACAAAAATAACGACCAAAGCTCCTACATAACGGGATGAAGCCCTTAAATCGACTACCCATTGGCTTGGTTGCCCAAACGGATTATCAAGTTTGGCAAGAGCTTCTAAACGAGCAATTTCGCTGTTATCAAGCTGAATCTGCTCGGCAATGGTGGTTGGGCGAACTCCACCGTTAAAACGCCCTATGAGTTGTTTAATGCCTTCTACACCTACAGGTACAAGCGCACCAATGATAGTTTCTAAAATCATTTCTTAAACACCAAGTCAGCCATCCAAGTAACAAAACCGCCAAAGACGGATGCTGCGCCCATAATTGCCCAAAGACTACCTTTAGACCGTTCAGCCATAGCAACCAATTTTTTGATGTCGGCTTCCATGGTATCGACCTTCTTTTCCATGGTCTCAAATTGGGCCACTAACTTACCGTATTTGTAAGGGTCGAGAAAGTCGTCAGCCATATCATGCTTTCTTGCGTACCGTTTTTACTGGCGACTTTTTTGCAGGACTTTTCCGTTTAGTCGCAACTTTTTTGCAGTCATCTAAGTTAAGTTTGTAGCTACTAAACATAGTAACTATATCCACCTTTTTGGTGTAGCCCATCTTGTCAAATAACCAGTCGATGATAAACATTAGAAAGTACCCCCATTAATGTCGTAAGTACCTGCTTGTAGAAAATTGTAAGTGGCTGCGTCTTGTAAGCCCACAGGGTCAGAAACAGAAGTAATACGGTTATTAGCCATGTTTAAGTTACCTGTAGCTGGGGTTTGACCATCAGCCGCCAAAGAACCAGTTAAGGCTGACGCTATATCGTTCATGGTGTTATTAGCCCATGTGGTCGATATAGTTGTGCCTGATACTACGGGATTACCCGCAGGTAGGTTATATACTCCTGACCCGTTTCTACTCATTTTCTTTTCCTTTTCTTAATTGTTTCGCCATATTTTCGGGCGAATAATTAATGGATTCTTTAACTTTTTTAGACAATTCCTTTTGTTTGGCTTTTTCAAAGCTGTACTCTGCTATTTGACCAATTCCAAACGGTAATTTGCCCATAATTCCAGCACCATAACGGTCTAATGCACTAATCAAAGCACTAGCAGAATTACTGTAATTGGCAGCACCTTTGACTGGGGCGTTGACCATGATAGTAACTTCCATCAGGTCACGGATTTCTTGTGCGCCTTTTTTACCAAACAAATAGTCAAGTTTGCCGTCTTGGTCTAATTGACGCACAGCCGTCTTAAATTTAGCTGGACTAACTACTGGGTTGCCGTACATATCCGTGTCAATCGACTGCGTTACTTTATCTTTTAAGTATTCAATCGTTTGACCACGCAGTTCACTCAACGCTTGCTGACCTTCAGGGCCACCTTTTTTAAGTGCGTAACCTAAGTTTTTAACATCGTCTAATGAGCCATTAATGATGGATTTATTAAACACATCCTCAAAGGCTACGGTGCGGTCAGTTGAATTGGGTTTAGTAGTCAATAAACGGTTAATTGCACCAATGTTTTCAAAGCGTTGCGAATATTCTTGACGCAATTTGCGAGCTTCTTGATACAAATTACCGCCCTTACCAGCAGTTGCCGCATCAATTCGGTCTTTAATTTGCCGACCAAATAACTGATTTTGTGGCTCAATACCGCTTAATCTATTAATCATCTTGCGGACTTCTTCAAGGTCATTAATAGAAACTTGATTGTTTTTAGCCAAATTGTTAAGTTTTACTCGTGCGCTTTGGATAATTGGTGCGTTAATTTCTTCCGCTTCAAGGCTATTTACATAGCGCATAACATTAGATACATCCACCAATTCATTTGTTTCGCCAGCTTCTCTAGCTACTTTGTATGCGTCTTGGTATGCTTTTTTAGCAGTTTTAGCTTGATTTGCAAGAGCTTGGGTTACAACCTTACCAGTTGGCTCAAGTCCAAATGTTTGCTTGCCAGTAGCATCAATAAACGCATCAAAGTTTTGCAAGATAGCGTCATTGCGCCTTGCTTGAGCTTCAATAAGTGGTTTACCAACAGTATCAGGAAAAGACTTGGCGGTTTCAATTTCAAACTGCTGTTGACCCAAATCACGCTCGGCTTGACCTTTGCTTAAAGGTACTGGCACACGCAACTGATTAGCCATTTGGGTGCGAGTTACAGTTTCAGGTGTTGCCGCAGAACCAACGCCCGACATTGTGGGTTCGGATGGTCTGCGTAACATTTCAGGCATTGTGCGTACACCTTGCCGTGCGGTTTGGATTGCTTCTGATACTTGTGGTTGTGCTGTACCCATCATACGGGCATAGCTTGGCAGCATACCAGTAGTCGGAATTACAGGCGGTAATTTAGCCGCTTCAAATGTTTGACCCACATCCTGTAAAAATTCTTGGGCTACAGGGCTTGTAGGTGTATAGGTCATGCGTTGCGCCATTTCATTGGCAGCTTGCTGTCCTATTTGTGTGCCTTGTGGTGTACCAAATTCAGGGCTTGTAACGGATTTATACACACCGTATGCAGAACTCGCAGGGCCAGCAACCGCAGCACTAGCCGCAGTCAATGGCACTTCGTATAAAGCACGAACCCTATCCATCATGGTAGGTTTTGGTTGGGGTGTTACTTGTGTTCGTGGCGTTATTGACGCTACGGTAGGTACATCCGTATTAATAACGGTTGCACCACCACTTGATAAATAAGCGTCAGGGTCAAAACCTTGAGCAACCTGTGGAGAAACTACAGGATTGGAAGCTAGGTATTTATCTGGGTCAAAAGCCATTATTAAATTCCTAAACGATTTCTGATTTGTGCCGCACGGGGGTCATTAGGGTTTTTGGTAGCCCAATCAAATGCTTCTTGGTCTGCTTTTGGTAATGTCTTTTTAAATTCATTTGGTGACATAGTTTGTGCGCCAAGTCCTCGTGTACCACCTAAAACATTCTTTTTAGTAACAGGGCCAGTCACATTAATACTATCCCAATCCGCATTTGGATAATATTTTTTATTTAATTCAATCATTGTTTGTGCCGCAGCTAAACGACTTTGAATTGGTATATTTGGGTTACCTAAATCACCAGCAGCCGCTTGGTACAAGGCGGTATCTTTATCAGATTGTGGGCCTTCAAAGCGTGGCACTTTTGCAGTTGCTTTAGCACCAAGAATTTTAAGCTGTGCATCTGCTTGTGAAGCTTTGCCACTAACACCAAAAAACTCACCTGTGCCAGTAACAATGTTTTCAAGTCGGCCAGAACTTGGTGCGCCAGAACCTAAAATCTCTGTTGCAGATTTAAGAATACCAAATGTATCTTTTGCGTTTTCAATGTTAGTTCTTAGTTTTTTATTAAATTCTGCCGCAGCAGCCCTGTTTTGTTCGCCAGTTAATGAGGGGTCAGGTATATATTGCTCAATTTGACTTGGAGCAAACTTAGCGTCTGCTTTAGGTATTGACACAGCACCCATTTGACCTTGTGGCATACCCACTTGCGGTACAACTGTTTGCGACATATCGCCACCCAAATTAACACCAATGCCTTTGTCAGCCAACTCTGCGGTTTTAATTCTAAGATTTGAACGCTCGTAGGCTGTCATTTCAGGCTTGACACCACCAACACGGAATGTAGATATTGGGTCGGAAGAATTAACATCAATAACACCTTCACGAACTCGACCTGTTTTTTCATCTGTAAACGATGCTTTTTCCCACTTAGGCCCTTCTGTTAATTTCTTTAAAGCAACTTGTTGTAAAACTGGATTGTAAGCAGTAGAGCCAAACAAATAGGCTGCTTGTGGGTCAGCAGGTATAGCAGCTTGAGCAGGGGTGTAGGATATTGGCATTGGAATGTTTGTATTTCCTTGACCAACTCCTTCACCAAAAGGCCCAGCCATTTCAGTATATTTTGCAGGTGTGGCTTCTTTACCACGCAATAAATCTTGGTATTGTTGCGTTTCATCTGCATATCTTTGACGCAACTGTTTTGCTAGTTTTGTGGCTTCGGTATCTGCTGATTTAGATAAATAAGCACCAATGACAGGATTTAATGCAGCATTTAATTGTTGTGTCCAAGATGGTGCTACAAACTGACCACTAACCATTTGTCCTTGTGGTTGAGCAGATTGAGCCATTAACATCTTTGCATACGCACGCTGACGCTCTAACCCCATAATTTCAGGGGCGACAGGGTTTAAAAATTGTGAATATAAATCAGTTGTTGCCATATTAACCGCCACTCATGGAGTTAAGAAAATCTAAATAAGCACTACGATTCATGTTTGGATTTAACCCAACATTAAATTGTCTTTGATTTGGATTTAACCCGAAATTAGAACCAGCTTTGTTTAAAAAATACTCAATTCTTGGTTTTAAGCCTTGTTGCATTGGCATATTTTGTGGCATTCGACCACGCAACGCTTGAGCCATAGCCATAGGATTTAATGATTGCATAGGCGAATTCATTTGCGGTACTGGCGCAACCATCGTCATTAAGTCTTGATAACTATTCATGGTATCAACCCGTAATTAACAACTTTGTAACCATCATCCAATGTAGATACAGCGTATGGATAAACTTGTTCAACTTCGTCAGCCATAACGCCAACATGAACTCCATGACCTGCATACTCGTGGTCTTTAAATTGATTTTTGTATTCAAAGCTATACAAAGTAAGCCCGTTGTCTAATACGCCAATCGCCTTAACATTTTCTTTCATGCGTGGGTCAGATGCCAAAATAGCAGCACCACCCAAAGTACCGCCAAGACCCATTAATCCACCCATAAGGTTAGACTGTGCGGCTTGTTGTGCGTTGTAGCCAGCCATTTGGTTAGCGTATTGGGCGTTAGTAGCTGCCAAATAATCAGGGCCAGCCGTTGTATCTTGTTGTGGGGTATTTACAAAGCTTGGGCCAGTAACTTGTGCGCCACTACGAACCGCATTAAGAGTATTAAGTGGCTCATTACGCATATAAGCCAACTCACCAAAGCCTTGTTGGCGGGCTTGATTAGCCAAGTTAGCACCAGTAAGCTGATTAGCAAATTGTTGCTGTGCAATAGCATTATTGGCTTGTTGCTGTGCAACTTGGTTCTGATACATTTGCTGAATCTGTTGGTTATTAAAACCCATGCCAGCCATACGATTAGCAAAGTCTTGTTGCATAGCTTGATTGGTAAATCCGAGATTTTGCAACTGGGCTTGGTTTTGACCTAACATAGCTTGGTTGCCAAACTGACCAGCAGCCAATTCTTGACCAAACAGATTTTGTTGAATGCCTTGTGCTTGCAACTGTGCTTGATTTAACAAGTCATTTTGTTGCATACCCAACTGGGCTTTAGCACGATTGTAAGCTTCTGAACCGATTGGAATTCCTTGACTTGCAAGTTTTTGGTCTAATTGCTCTTGTTGGACTTGCATTTGTGGGGCTAGGCGTTGCATCAGCAAATTACTTGCCCTATCCCAGCCAGCCATGCCAACATTCTGACCTAACGATGTTTGTAGATTTGGCGATTGACCAGCCCGTAATTGAGCTTCTGCTTGACCCATTTGACCCAACTGTGGCCCACCAGCAATTTGTTGCATTTGGGCTTGTTGCAGGTTACTTTGTAAAGAAGGTAAACCACCCGTGCTAAACGGGTTAGCCATCATGTTTTGTACATAATTTAAGCCAGTTTGCGATAACTGACCCAATCCTTTTGAAGTGGCTATGTCATAGTTGTATAGTTCTTGTTGGTCAGGGCTAAGGCTTTGCGTAGCCGTGTACATAGGGTTACCAAACTGGTCTGTACCAGTCTTGGAATAACTTAAACTACCGTATGGAGTTACTTGACCAATTAGACTGCCAGCTAAAGCGGCACGAGCAGATTCTAAATTACCTGCGGCTGTAGCTTGTGCGGCCTGCGTATAGTTGGGCGCAGGCGGGGGGCTTGCAGGCTTCCCGAATAATGCGTTAGTTACTGGACTTAATATACCGCCACCGCCACCCATAGTTATGCTCCTTTTAAAGAGGTTTTAAGATTCAACCACTTACAATCTTCTTTCCTCATTGCTAATATCACCAAATCCCCATCAATATGGGCATCTTCGATATACGCTTTATCTACAAAACCAAGGTGTCGGTCTAGTCGCAAAGCTTCCTCGTTATTCGAGGAAACTAACGCTAGTATAACCTTTAGTTTCAAGATGTTAAAGGGGTAATCAAAGCTCGCCCACAAAAACTCCTTATTTGCCCAATGTGGCACTAAAGCCCCAATGTGCATACAACACGAATTGTCGGTTATGTTGTCATAACCCACTACAGCCTGTACTTGTCCGTCAATTTCCTGCCCTATGAAACGAGAGTAGTCGCTAAATTGCATTCCAACCACCTTTGAAAGCCACCCCCGTAAATATTCTTGGTTTTCAGTCGTTAGTTTTCGCACCTACAATACTCCCCCTCGCTCCATTACATAATCGGTACTAGCCCAATGAAAGTCCACACCTTGCGATGCAACAGAAATGTTGACCGAGCCAGCGTAACCAATTCCATTGACCCCTTGCCAAACTTTAGATGTTTGTAGCCCAGCACCCCAAACCGAGTTATCCCATGTACTTGTATTCCAAATACCCACTTGGGCTAGGTTAGGGTTAAAACTAATTTGATTTGACAGATTTACGGTGTCAAAGTCAGTCGAAATACCACAAAGCACATTAGGTACGGTATTGTCAGTCTGTAAGATGGGGCGAACCATCGTAAAGCGTTTTAGTTGACCACGGCTGTCAAAATAAGAATAGGCTTGCTGGGCGTTAGCAATAATGTTGCTACCAGCGTCAGAAAAGCCGTCATAAAACTTGCCGACAAAGCCGTCAGAGCCAAAAAACATACCATCTACGCCTGATACTTCCCAGCAATAAGCTTGAATATTGGTAAATCTACCCCAAGACTTTGTAATGTTGTGCATGACAAACTGCTCAATACCTTCAGTTACAGGGATATTCAAAATAACCATGTTGTAAGGGGCAAAATAGCTAATTTGCCAGCCAAACTGCCCTGAATATAGGTCGGCTGCTTGGCTTACTGCATAAAATATTTTGTCTGTTAAATTGACACGGGGGTCTAATCGGCTTGATTGTAGGGCGGATGACATTGGCACTAAGCCATCTTGCGTCAAAAGCAATAAATCACCCGAATATTTAAAGAAACACCGTCTAGCAAAGGTTTGACCCATCTGCCAAACACCGACCAAAGCCCAAGCATTAGGGTCATCGGGGTCAGTCCCCTTGTAAACGATAACTTCACCCATTGAGGTAACAAAAGCACCGAGGTCATCAACTCCGTAGCCAGCGTCTAAAGTCCAAGTTCCCATCGCTTGCAAATAACCGCCATTACGGGCGATTGAGCCAAGCGGGAATTGCTTTGCCGTACCGCTTAATGCGTTGACTGGCAAATACCAAAAGTCTAGGCTGTTCTTTTCAACAAAGTAAATACGCTCTTGTAAGCTGTTGACATGAATAAATAAGTTGTTATTAATGCCAGCTATACCTAAAACGGTATAAACGGGTGTACCTGTAGCAGGGCTAGTAGTGGAATTAGCCATTTCATAGGTAAAAGTCGTGTTACCTGTAACGGTAATTCTAAAAGTGCCGTTGTAGTCGGCTTCTGTAGCACCTGAAATAACTACACGGTTGTCAGTTACTAATCCGTGATTAGTTGTCGTGTTTACGGTGGCGGTTGTGCCTGAACTTGTAATACCTGAAATAGTAGCTGCGGTAGCAGTAGTAGCCAATTTATACCAAGCCGTGCCGTCATAAATCATGGCGGCATCTTGTCCGTTTACAGCTACAAGAAAATTACCTCCAGCCGTAGAAAAGTTAATGTGTTGCCAACGGTCATTACCAAACGAGCCGTTGTATGACAAGGTGGCTGGATTAGTTGAACAGTCATAAAAAGCCCCATCTACCGCAGCAAACAGCTTTTGAACCGTTGGACTGCTGTAATTCATTAAAGTTTCGATAGGGTCGGTTATACCAATGGTATATACACCTACAACAGAAGCGTTGCCACTAGGCACGGAAGTCATTGTGTAGGTAAATGTGGTTGAACCTGTAACGGTTACCTGATAAATACCGTTGTAATCGCTAGGCGTACAGCCTGTAATGGATATAAATTCACCTGTGGCTAAACCGTGAGCAGTAGCAGTTGTGGCGGTAGCCGTCACACCTGAATGGGTAATGGTATTAATCGTAACTACCCCCGTGCTAGTTGTAATTAAGCTATTACGGGTGTAGCCCCTACGCATTGTGACATCGGTAGGGGTGGGGTAAAAGTTAGTTAATTGAACCGCATCCAATGGGTTCATTTCGGCAAGCGAATCCCTTGCGTTCCACCCACCAATGGGGGAAGCCAAAGAAGCCGTCATTGCCCTTCTTTGTTGAGCGACTGGCATAATTAAGTTCCGTAGCCCGTGTCTGGGATGTTAGCGTAACCAATAAGCACTTTGGTTGGGTATGGGGCAAAACTAAGGTTTGCACTACCCTTATCGTTGGCTTTGGCTACATTCAGATAACGGAAATAGTCTTGTTGCAACGAGGTCGTATCAAACGACTTAATTTGGAAATACTTAAGTTTTGTACCCAATACCATCACCGTATCGTCTAAAACCGTGGTGTCATCATCAGCCGTAAAGCTGTTTTTAACTGCGCCTGACGCACTTCTCGCCCAGCCTTTTGAGCGGTACTCAAAGCCTAAATATTCTTTAGTGTTGTAAGGTGGCCAGATTTGAAATTGCTGACCTAAAATACGCCAACGAATGCGTGGGCCAGTCGAGATATAACCCGACTTTAGCCATTGCCATTGCTGGGCATCTTCAGGCCCTAGCATCTGCCAACGCTTTGTCTTATCCCAATGGGTATTATCCGTAATGGTTTCAAAGTCAGGCGGTAAATTGTATTTGGTCTGCGAGAAAGTAAAAGTCACACCCGTGTATGTACCGCTAGCCAACTGGGTCATTACGATGGTGGACTTATTCATGCCCGAATCGTAACTTACGCTTTGCACATAGGTATCTTGGTTAATGCCTGTGCCAGTAATGGAATAATTGCCATTTAGGGCGGTAGCGTTACCTGTAACGATAATGTTATAGCTATTATTGCTAACCGTATCACCCACAAAAGTCACCGCATCGGTGTAAAAGCGATACTCCAACTCTAAGGCTTGCCAATCGTATTCCTTGATTAAATCGTAGCCTGTACGATTCATCAGGCTTAGAATTTGTTGCACATCTTGGCTGGTATTACCCGCAACAAAGGTCGGTACGGCAAGATTTAACTCTTGGGTGACCTGTTGCACAAGTTGGAGCATCGTTGATGACATAGTTTAGGCTTCCTCTATGGTTTCCGCCTTCTTTTTGCGGGGTTTTTTCTCACCAACTGCCGCAAGTATCGCCGCCATTTGCTCTTGCATTTGTGCCAGCTTCGCATCAGTTTCAGCCTTAATTCTAGCATTTTCCTCTGCTTTTTGGGCAAGTTCTTGCTTTAACTGGTTAATTTCTTCTGCTCGCTTGCTTGCTTCTGCGGTTTCTTCAGCAAGATTTAAGAAAGTGCGTGCTTTATCCCTAAACGAATGAGGTGACATACCAGCTATCATGCCAATGCGTTGTAACTGCAGGTCAGAAGCGTTGGCAATAGATTCTACGGTAAAGAACTTAATTCCCCGCAGTTCTTGGGCTTGGGATTGGCTAATTAAAGGCCATTGTTCTACGGGCGTTCCAATGATTTCGCTACTCGAATCTTGAGTCGCTTGATACTGTAACCATTGCTTTGGAAAGCGTTGTTTATGGCTATCGTGGGCGTAAGTATCAATTTCCGTGAGATTGTCACCAGCAACCATAATGCGTACAAAGTCAAAGTCCTTGTAGATTGGTCTGCCAGCTTCGTTGGATTCATGTTCTAGTTTGACGGCTCGCTTATAAAACTTAACTGCCAAACGAGAATCTGCGTCTTGGGTATCGCTATCAATCATGTAAAACTCCTTAAGTGGTTAAGGTACTGCGGTTAAAAGAAAAAGGGCTACCCCATTACGAGATAGCCCCTTGTTTTTACTACAATTTTTGGTTAGACGCTAGTAGCACCGAACCAGCCATAGTCACCCGAAACCATTGATTCGGCAGGGGAAACATACGAACCGCCAGAAGCGGTAACTGCAAAGGTTGAAGCATTGATTGTGCAAGCGGTTGTGCCTGCTGGAATCGTTGCTGCTGCACGGGCAAATACATAACGCTTACCGTCAGAACCAAAAGTTTCAGCACCGAGAGGGCCAAAGCTTGGGATTCCAATTAAGGTAGTACCGTTGGTGTATTCAAAGCTCTCATAAGTGATACCGTTAAGGTCAACACCAGAGATAGGGAGAACTGAATAAGGCATGATTATTTTCCTTTACAAATTAGGTGGTCAAAATACCCTGCAACTGAGCGTTGCTGGTGGTTAAGTTTCCAGCCCAACCGTAGAGCTTGACAATCGCATCTTGGTTAATGGCTTGACGCTCACCACCAATAGGTACGAAATTACGCTCTTTGTGTGGGCGGAAGAAAATGTAGTTGGTATTCAACAAATACATATAGTTAGCATTTTGTTGGTTACCTACACCACCACCGAGTACGACATCAGCAGAAGTACCACCGCCGTAGAACTTGAGGGATGCGAAACCAGCAGCACCCGATTCTTCGGTAGTAATACGCTGAATTGCTTGCAATGCACCTACAAAAAACTGATATGCGGTGTTACCAGCAATGTAAAGGTCAGCCTTGTCTGTGCCACGAACCTGCTTGATAGCGGCTTCGGTCATCTTTGCCAAGGTGTTGGTGCTGGAAAGACCAGTAGTTACTTGGTTCTGCCAGAAAGACCAGTTTGCACGGTTAATACCACCGTAAGTACCTGTGGTTGGAGAAACAGAAACAGCAGCAGCCAAGCCGTCAATGTTCTTACCACCGTTACCAGTTCCATCGCCATAAAGGTCGCTAGAAATGCGGTTCAAAAGGCGAGCTTCAGAAACTTGCATACGACCATCTAACAGGTCAATGATTGCTTCTTTGCTGGAGTTTTGGAGCATTTCCAAACCGCTCATCGTTACGGCAGCAGCGTACTGAGCAATTTTGTACTGAGCAGCCGAGATTGGGCTATCAGGAGCAATATTGAGTACTTCGTAGCCGCTATACGAGTTAGCGTTGTTGGTGTTGGGGTCGTTGTACATGATTTCTTCCAAAATCACATTACCACCCGAGAATGGGCGTACATTGCCCTTAGAGTTGAGTCGTTGCAGAATCGCATTGTTCTGCGTTAAGTTATCAGCCAATTCACCGCTACGACTTTGAATGGTAGTCGCAATTATGTCGGTGATAGCACTATTAGCAAAAGCCATAATAATATCCTTTATAATTGATTAATGACCAAACCAAAATTAGAAAATAAACTTTGCAAACATTGTGGTGTTATTAAGCCAAGGCATGAGTTTTATAAGAAGTCATCAACTATTAGCACTTATTGTAAACCTTGCACCTTAGAAAGAAATCGCATTACAGCACCTAAATATTTCGGCAAATACCGTGAATATCAAAAACAATGGCGTAATAGCAAATTTTCTGAGGATTTAGATTTTAAGAACAAAGTTATTGAATCAAAAAAACTTTACTATGACAAAAACAAATCCAAAATTAACGCATCTCGTAGACAACGGTGGAAAGACGACCCATACAACCCTGCCAAATTACATCATAGGCGTAAAGATGTTAAAGGTAGAACTCCGCCTTGGGTAAATAAAGCTGAATTATTAGAGATTTACGCTAATTGCCCAAAGGGGTATCATGTAGACCACATAATTCCGCTAAAAGGTTTAGTTGATTCTCGCCCAGTTTCAGGACTTCATGTACCTTGGAATTTACAGTACTTGACACCTGAACAAAACTTAAAAAAACATAACCGTATTACCGAATCCGAGTTGCTTTTGCTCGTTTAGCTCCTTTTCTAGTTAGTACTTGTTAAAGCCTACCGCTCTCTGCATCGGCTAATTGCGCCATCAGTAGAGAACGCCTGTCCTTTGCTTCGACTTTCGCTTGTGTTCCGTTAGGAGTAACGGATTTTGGGCTAACAGCCGTTGCTTTAGCTCGTGCTACTTGCTGTGACCTAGATGCTTGTTTTTTTGCGTCAGTCAGGAGTCGTTCCTGTTCTATCGCCCAAACTTCATCGTTCAGTCGCACAGCTTTGGCATAAGCCGTTTCAAGGTCGGGTGCTTTACCTAGCTCAAGTAGTTGAGCCATTTCTTCCCTAACCATGTCAAAGTGCGGAAACCGCTCTTTGTTACTTCTTACACGCTCGATTTCATTAGCCAAGCGTTGTTGTTCTTCCATCTCAAACCGACCTTTAATCGAGCTAACCTCTTGATTAACTTGATAAAGTTGTTGCATTAACTGTTGTGTGTAAGCATCAGTCGGTGCAGTTGGTTCGTTTACTTGGTTTAAGTTTATACCATAATCTTGTGCAAGTCTATGAAACAGTTGTAGTTTTTGCTCATACGGTGCTTTGGTCAGCATCACATGGGCACGGCCCAAATTGTTTATCCAAGCGGCTGGGTGGATTCCTTGTGCTTGGAGTTCAGGTATGAATGGATTAATCGCTTCCTCAAGAGCCTTTGCTCGCTCCGCTTCCGCTTTATATACGCTAACGCCCTTTTTAAATTCGTTTTCTCGTTGGTTAAGGTATTCAAGGTGTTTTCTGCTTTCTTCAGGTGTAAGTGTTTCGCCTTTAGCTATCTTATCCCATAAAGGTAATAAGTCTTTCTTCCAAGTTGTAGGCTTTGGTATATCGCCAGTCGCAAGCTGTTCTTCGGGCTGTTCGGCTTCAGTCGTATCTTCTGCAATATTCTCAGGGCTTGCTTCCTCTGTAGGCGTTTCCTCTTTTGCGACAAAGCGACCTTTTTCATCCCGTACTGGTTCGTCTTGAGAAACTTCGGCTTCACTCTCCGCATGGACTTCTTCCTCTGTATCTACGGGTTTACCCTCATCTTGTGGCTCAAGTGCATCTTCTAAAGCTGCTTCCAACATCTCTCTGCGGTCTGCCATGTCTGCTCCTTAACGATAATTTAGTTTGGCGTAAGCAAGTTCGGCAATCTTGCGTTTACGGGTTTCTTGGTCTTTACGACTTAATTCCACAGGCTTGTGCTGTAGCGGTACATCATTGCCAAGCTCAATCATGCGATGCTGTTTAAGGTGTTCTCTATGGTGGCTACGGCTTTTAATCCATGTGCCATCGACCTGAGATACATAGCCTTCAATATCTGACATGACCATTGGGGCTTCCCGTGCGGTCATTTCTTGCTTTAGCCGCCATGCTTCTTCGGCTTCGGGCGTGCCTAGCGTATATCCCCAAAAATCTAGGTATTTTTCCTTATCGGTCTTGGCTTCAATATGCTTAGTATCCGACCAGCCACAATTCGGGCAGATTGTCATAGCTTCTCCAATAAATACGGCAATTTTTGCCATTCTTGCTTTCTAAGCGGTACAACGCTGTCGTACCACACCCCATGTTTCCATCGCCAGCAAATGTATTCATCGTCAGGCAATAGTAAAAAACACTTGACCCCTAATGCACCCGCAAGGTGAGCCGTAGCCGTATCAGGACTTACCACCGCTTTCATAGACTTCATGTGGCAAGCGGTCTTGTAAAAGTTCTCTTTCCAGCCATCGGGCGGTAAGGGTTGGAATATGTCATCAGTATTGATATTTAGCGAATAAACATCATTGCCTAGCATTTCCCGCAAAATGTTGACATCAATGGATTTAATGTAATGAAGTGGCCCTGTGCTGGCGTGCCAATTCACCCCTACCTTACGCTCAATACCGCTTGAAATGGCGTTTAAATAGCCCTCAGAGCCTACAATTTTGGTCTGGCTAATAGGAAATGACTGACGCACATATAACGGGGCGTGTAGGGCGAAATGGGGCAGGCTCATGCTACCAATCCAATAGTCAGCTTCTAGCGGTCTGCCTTCAGTACGGATGCACGAAATAGTGTCAATACAATCCATTTGCCCAAGCAACTGCATGACTGATTTATGGCACATGACCGATACTTCTCGTGCGCCCCAAGCCTTGAGCATAGGCAAGAACCTAGCAAACTGAATAATGTCGCCAAAGCCTTGCTCCATCTGCACGGTAATGTGTTTGTCGTACAGGCGTTCCCCGTTCCATTTGGGGGCTTTGACCCATTTATCCCACTTTTCGCCCGATGCTTCACGGGTTTTGGGATGCCACCGAAACTCATACAGGCGAAAGCCTGACTGGTAGTGGCCTAAGTGTAGTAAATCTAAACCTTTTTTATATTGCCCAAACGGTGTCATAAAAGCATCAGTATTGATTCTTCATCGTCATCCTCAGCAGCACGCTGGGCTTCAAGAATCGCTAACTGTGCCTGAATGTAGGCTTGTTGCTTTCTCAGTTCTACCGCCCTAGCTAATTTACTGCGTTGGTTCTCAAGGTAGGCGATAGACTGCTCTAGTTCTGTAGTATCGACTGACGGTATATCAGCCTTAACCTCTTGAATAGATTGTAGTTTATTTTGTTTTTGTTTTGCAACAATTTTTGGTGGGTCAATCAAGTCACGGAGTTGTTGCTTTCTCCGCTTCTTAGCTTCTTGCTGTGCCTTATACAAGGCTAATTGTTTTTCCCGAATCTTGCGGTCTAGGTTTCTAGCCCTACGGATTTCTTCAGGCGTAAATCCGTCATGGGTATCAATGCCTGTAGGTTCAGGTGTTGGCCCTAATTCACCCAATAACAAGGCTACATCGTTGCCATCAGTCGTGAGAATCACGCCATCTACGGCTATTTCGCCCAATAAACTGGCGGTGTCTGTGCCATCTGTAGCACTTAGTACGCCATTTACGGCTACTGCGCCTGTAAATTGGTCGGTATCAGGGCTATCGGTAGTATCTAATACCCCATCGACCCTGTTTTCACCGCTTAAAAGGGCAAAATCGTTGCCATCGGTGGTAGAAATAACGCCTTCAACGAGAACTTCACCCTGTAAATTAGCGGTGTCATTGTTATCCGTTGCATACAGAATACCCGTAATAACGGGTAAGCTGATGTCCGATATTGCCTGTTCGGAAAAGGCGTTAAATCCAAGCATTACTGTACCGTTTCAGGTTGCTTTTCCAACGATTCTTTTAATAGTTGAATAAATGCTTGTTGTCCTACTTTAAGTTGGTCAAGATTAAATGTGGTTGAGCTAATTTTGCGGTCTAAGTCCGCTACATGATTGACCAAAGTTTGTTGCTCTTGGGTCATGTCCTCATACACAAAATCTTTTCCATCTACGGTCACGGGGGTTATTTTTTTTTCGCCCATGTTGCTCTCCTAAAATAAGCCTGAAAGGGCAGGCTTTTACCCAATTACCAAGGCAAACCGCTTACTTGCACAGGATTCTTTTGTGCTTGAATTTGCGCTGCCAATGCTTCTTCTACAGTATCTTTACCTAATGATGTTTGCACCCATCCTGTAACAATCTCAGGTGTTAGGTTATCAAACGGAATAAAGTTATCGGATTCTTGTGTATATCCGACTGTTCCGTAGGTGTTAGCAGAGTAATCACCATCGGTAGCGGTTACAGAATAGTGGACTGTTACTACAAAGTTGTCAGATGTTAGTCTGTCCATCTGAACAATGTTCCAATTAAATTCCATTTACTTCTCCTTATTTAGATTTAAGTAATGCTATTTCGGCTGCTTGTGCTTCTACTTTAGCGTTTAGTTCTTGGATTGCGGCTGTGAGTGTAGCTACTAAAAATGATGTATCAACACCTTGATAGACTGGGTTTCCTTCTGAATCTACAGCATCTTTCTCACCAGTTACTGCATTTGGACAAATTTCTTGTAATTCGTGTGCAATAAATCCACTATCATTAATTCCTGTATTTTTCCAAGTATATGTTACAGGTTTTAATTGTGCGACTTTTTCTAAAGCGTCTGTCATTGGCGCAATGTTTTCTTTTAGGCGATAGTCCGATGATGTTCCATAAGTTGTGCTAGAACCATTAGATGTAATTGAGCCAACTTCAGACGGAGAACCACTAACAACAAAACCAACTAAATTTCTTGTTCCGCTGTCTGCGTTGTTCCAAACAAAAACTGTTTTTTGACTAGCTAAGCCAGTGTTTTTAAATCCTGCCGCAGGCAATGTTGATGCACTAATAACATTTAATCTTCCATCCTGATATGAGCCAGTTCCTGTAGTCCCAACCAACAATTCACCACCAGAGGTAATACGCATCCGTTCTGAGCCGTTAGTTTCTAAAGCAATATACCTAGAACCACCAGCAGAAAGAGCAGTTAAATTATTATCTCCATAAACCCAACCGACACGAGTGTCGCTGACGCAAAATTCAACGATGTTTCCAGCAGTTCCGTTAAGTGTTAAGGCTCTTGATACGCCACCTTTATTTGGGGAGGTTGTTCCAAGCCCAAGATTACCATCAGAGGTAATACGCATCCGTTCTGCGGAGTTACCCATATCTCTAAATGCAAGGAATGAGCTATTAGATGCTGAGCCACCAGTTTCAAAAGCCCACTCAACACCCGAATTAGAACTAGTCATTCTAATTGGGTATGTAGTTCCTCCGTTGTACCCAGCAAGGTGTAGTCTAGAAGCTGTTGGACTACTAGTACCAATACCTACATTACCACTAGAATCGATACGCATCCGTTCTGAGCCATTGGTATTAAAAGCCATTGGTGTAGCACCATGACTAATTAACAATAGATTAGTGCCTCTTAGTGTTAAATCAACAACACCATTTACTGCATCATTTAAAGCATCTAAAGCAATACCAGTACCACCTACATCACCACCAGCCCTAAAGTGTAAATTTTGATTTGTGCCTGTTTTAACAACAAGTTTTGAACTAGGACTACTCGTACCAATACCTACATTCCCTGAGGAATCAATACGCATCGCCTCTACACCACCTTCTGTAAAGGCAATAGTGTCGGCTGCTGGGAAGTAAATACCTGTGTTGGTATCGCCTGATGTGGTGATGGATGGGGCAGAAACCGTACCAGCACTAAATGTAGATACGCCTGTAACGGTTATGCTTGAAAAGGTTGCTGAACCACCATCGCCTAACAGTTGAATTGGGGTTGTGGCGGCATTTCCCACCCATACCTTTTTGTCGGTAATGTTAATAGCGACTTCACCCTGCGCCAATGAACTTGGGGCATTTGTTGTCGTTACGCTGTTTTTAAGCTTAATTGTCGTTGCCATACTTGCTTCCTTTAGAATGAGCCACCGTCAAGATTACCTGTTATTTTACTTCCATCTAGGCTAGTTATCCACGATGGATTTGCATAACTGCCTGTTGTATATACCCCATTTGTTACCGTTGCGGCATTACCCGTAATGTTTGCATTGATGGTGGCGGGTAGGCTTAAAGTAATCGAGCCTGTGCTTGCCGATACATCAATTTCGTTGGCTGTGCCAGTTAAGGCGGTTACGCCAGCGTTAGCAATTGTAAAGTTGGGGTATGTGCCTGTAATCGTTATTGCCGTGCCAGCCGTTAAAGATACCGTTTGGTCGGGAGCAGAGTTCGTTACCGTAACGACATCATTGCCTTGAGTAACTGACATTCCTGTGCCAGCAGTTACCCTTGTTTGAAATGAAATACGAATAGTAAGGATGCCTGAACCGCCAGAACCAGCTTTAGCGACTGCGGCAGCGATAACGATTGGGCCACTAGTAGGGAAAGTCTTTGTAAACCCACCTGTTACGGCAGAATTGTAATAAAGAATATCCCCATCTAAAAAAGCAGAAGTATCTACCCCTTTTAATGTTCCTGTGTTTTGCACCAATCCAAAGCCGTTTAAAGCGATGTTTTCGGCAGCCACACCAATAATGGCTTCAGCGTAAGGAATGGCAGTAGCGGGGGCGGCAGTTAGTACGCCACTTGACCCGACTGCACCAGTAAACATACATAACTGACCTTTGGTAATAGCAGAACTGGCTTTAACATAAAAGAATGTATCCTCACCAATGTGTTGGATTACATTGCCGCCAATCATCCCCAATCCAAGCGTGTCGTTACCGTTCCATCCAATCTGCCCAGCCGTCAAAGTTGTGGCATAAGTGGTGTCAAACGCAATGGTATCAACCGTGGAAATAGCCCCCGATAAGCCTGAAATATTGACAATAGGCTCAGATATTGAGCCACTTGCATCGGTATATACAGCCTTACCTGCGGGGTAATCACACCAAATGGTCTTTTGCCCAGCAGAGAATGTAACGATATTGCCTGAGTTACTAGACGCTAAGATGGTGTCACGAGATAAGGTTGAGGGTGCGGTGTAAGTACCAATACCAACTTCCCATTCTGACCCACCGTCTAAGTAAATAGCGTAATAAGTGGTGTTGCCGTTACCAATTTGACCAAACGAATCATAGCCCGTAACTGCCCCCGCAAGGCTAAACGAGCCTGTGCCAGTCGTGGTCGTAGTTTCTTTGACCCTATCCTTGAGGACTAAAGCCATAATTTATCCTTACTGGTTTGCTCTGATAATCGTGCCTGCGGAGATACTGACAACCTGACCTGTAGCAATACTTGTATTGTTTAGCACCAAGTCGGCATCGCTTGTAGCTACCGAGCCATCCATCACTACGGTTGTGCCGTTCGATTGGGTGATACGGAAGAAAGCTGCCGTTCCAGTCGCTACTGCCACACCATTAGTCACAGTCGATAAAGTAATCGTTCCGTTGCTGTCTGTACCAAATGAACCTGATACCGTAAGGGTTACTAGCAAGGTTTGCCCTGAAATAGCGGTATTGGCGTTAGCGGGTTGGCTACCAGCATAGATGTTAATAAGCGCACCTGACCCAGCGTAGGTAATTAAACCAACCTGTTGGGCGTTACGAGTACCGTTGGAATATTTAAGATTACTGGGCATTTGTTACTCCTATGATTTTGCCGTTCTCATCACGGAGAACTTGTTTGGGTTGGTTAAGTTTATCAATCAAAGCACCTAAAGTCGCAGTCATTTCTGCGTTGCCTTGGGCAATAGCGTTAGCGATAGGGGCTAATGGATGTTCTTGGGCTTTCACCATGTCCTCATCCATGTCATACATTTCGGCAATTCCCTCGCCACTATCTACACCAGCCGAAATACGGGCGGTTTCAATCTTAGCCCCGTTGTTAATGTAAGCCAATAGGAGTTGGGTGTTGCGCTCAGTCATCATCTTCATCTGAGCCAACTTCATTTCCATCTCACGGTCTTGAGCGTTACGCTGTTCTTCCAGTTGGAATTTAAGCTGATTCTCTTGTGCCTGATACTCCTGTTTAGCCTTTTCCAATTCCATCTCGGCAACCATCTTCTGCTGTTCGAGTTGGGCAGCCATCTGTAGCTCTTGCATCTTTGCTTGGGTTTGAGCCTGAATCTTTTGCACTTCAGGTGGTGGTTCTTTAGGCTGGCCTTCCATCGCTTTAGCTTGATTTCTAAATTGGTCGGCAGTTTCATCAATAAGCCCTTCCATACCTTTTCCAGCCTTAAATGCGGTCACACCAAACTTAAGCATTTCCATGAGCAACGGAGTTAATTCAGGTGCGTTGGTAGCGATTGGCAACGCATTGTTCATAAACTGGCTAACTGCGGTCAAGAACTCCACACGGTCAGCCTTTTCTTGTTGCTCGTCTTGGTAAATCATGGAATCGCTAGTAACCTCAATACGGAAGTTCTTAGCGGGTTCATCCTTGAGCAACATCAAGGCTTGTGGCACTAACTGTTGGTCTTGTGGGCTTAGTTGCATTGCACCACTAATCTTGACAATCGTATCTTCAGTAAAGTGCTTGCAGATAATCTGCGCCTTAATCTTTAAGAGTTCGGTAGCAAAGTCAACGACTGCGTGTTGTAGGTATTTAAGCCTACCCGCAGCATTATTAGACTTAATAATCTGTGCGCCAAGCGTTTCATTGGGGTCGGTTTGACCACGCTGAATGTCGGCAATGCCCATAATCTCGTAGATTTGGCCCTTGACTTGCTCCATTGCTTGATAAGCCATCTGTAAGGCTTGGGCAAACGGGGCTAGGTCAACAAGGTCAATCGCACCACGCATACCTTGCTTTTCGGCAAATGCTTGCCAATTCTTGACTGGAATCAAGGTATTGTTTTCACCTTCAGAAAACAGGCGGGCTAATGCACCTTCAGAAGCGTCATACACACCACGCACACGCAAGGCGTTTACTAAGCCGTCAATGCGGTCAGCCAAAGTATCGAGTTGTTTGGCTTGGTCTTGGTACAAAACAAAATCAGGTACTGGCTCTAAGCTGTCTGTGGTTAGCGTAGCAAACAATGGTTTGGGGCATGGGAAGAATCCCTCAAGCTGTAGCGGGTCATTCTTTTCGTCAAGGATTTCACCCATCGACTTGCTAACCCAAAATACCTTGCCTTGCTCTTTATCCCAAATCTCAAAGATACACGCTTGGTAATGCTCGGCAGTCATCTGCTTTGTAGCCCACTTGTCGTTCTCAGGCTTAGTGTCTAGCGGAATACGGCTACCAACTTCCTCGCCAAAACGGTCAATTAGGGCTTGGCGGCTCATATAGACTTTACGCCATACGGCAGTTACTTCTTCCCAAGTACGAGCAACAGTATGACCAAAGTCACGCCAATGCACATAATCAACAGGGGCGCACTCATACTCAATGCGTTCTTCCGATTCCAATAGTTCAGCGTCTTGCGTTTCGGCTTCATCGGCATCCTCTGTAATCTGTATTCCGTTGCCTACATCTTGACCAGCTACGCCTGTGTTTAGGTCGTTTTGCTCTGCAACAATATGTGGCTCATAGCGTACCCATGCCGTGCCACGCCCACCCAATAAGCGGTCAAGCACCGCGTTATCCATAGCGGAGCGGTAGTCAGAATAGTGTTCAATCTCATATTCCAACGCCCGTTCAAGCATCATTGACGCTACACGCCCAATCGGGTCGTTGTCACGGAATCTACGGCTTACATCGGGGCGTGGAAGTCTTGCAAAAATAGCAGGCTTAATAACCTGAACATTTGACCAAAGGATATTAAAACGGGCATTAGGGTTGTTACGGGTACGGCTGTCGTCACGGTAACGCTTAATAATACGGGGTACTCTAGCTTCCCATTCCCGAAATGCTTTGTCATACTGGGCAATGGTGTTGTACCAATCTTCGTAAGTCTTGTTTAGCGTATCGTTCATACCTAATACCTTTGATATTTAGTTGTTGGTGTGCTGCGCCACATTTCCTCTAAGGTCGTTTCGTTTTGCCCAACAGTAATTCCACGAATCGGTGCGTTTTGTCTTGCAATTTCCGATTCATCCTGCCAAGCAATAGAAAGCATCCTGAAAGCATCCGCACCATGTGAAGTCCAATCATGGCGGGGTTTATCCCTAAATACTTTCTTATCCTCATCGTACTCCCTTTGATACTGACGCAAACACTCTATCCCTTCTTGGCATTTCATGGCATCAAACCAAGTTCTTGCTAGTGCCATGCGTGTTGCCTGTATGCCGTCTTGAAGTGACAGATTTGGAACAATTTTAAACAAATTTCCGCTTTTTAGGGGCAATTTATCTATTAATTGTTCAATTATTGACCTTCCGCCGCTTGCTAGTGTTTTTGCACGAGCATCATGCGGTAGCCAATGTGTGCCATATTCGTAGGGTCGTTCTTTAATTTGGTTGGCGTAATACACAATCGGTTGACCGTGCGCTTCGTGGTAATCCAATACCCGAATCTCGCCATGCACCACCTGAAACCACCAAATAGCCGTGGCATCGTTGTAGCCCAAATCCCATGCGGTATGGACTGGGAACATAGTGTCGCACTCCACTTTGGTGATGCGCCCAGCATCGGTCAGTAAGCGCATCTCTGTGCCGTATATAGCACCCAGTATGGCAGCTTCAAACGAACACTCGAACTCCTGCTGATACTGGTCAATCGACATAGACTTCAAGGCATCATCCAGTTCTGACTGGGCAATTAGCTTACTTTGGCTAGCTCGTAGCACCTTGCTATACCATTCGTCTTGATTTAGCGTGGCGTACTGGTATATGTCGTAAAAGGTATTGTGGCCTTTTGGCGTACCGATAAAAGTAGCCCAACCTTGTCTGTCTGTCAGCAATGGGCGAATAATCTCTCCCCAAAGTCGGGGTTTCATATCAGCGTATTCGTCTAAAGTGACTCCATCTAAGTATAAACCCCTAAGTGCGTCAGGATTGTCTGCGCCAAATAGCCTTATTTTTGCCCCATTTACTAACTCAACCCATAGTTCAGATTGATTAGCTTTGACAATAGCAGGTTCAGCAAACCTTAAAAGGTAATCCCATGCGATGTTTTTAGCTTGGGAATAATAGGGTGCAATGTAAGCGTAACGGGCATCAGGCTTGTTTTCGGTAACTGCCCTGCGAATCGTATCGCATATCGTTGCCACCGTTTTCCCCGCTCGTCTATGGCAAACCAATACAGCCCAGCGTTGCTTACGCTTGTGAAAGTCGGTAAATACATCCCTAGCCTTGTACGGGTATTCGTACCTTTTAACAAGCTCTTTCAATCTAAAAACTTGTGTTCGTGGATTACTTTGACAGGCTGTTCTTCGCTACCAATATGCTCTGTTCTAGCCAGCTTAGGCACATGAAACTCAGCAACTTGCATTAAGCAATCAAATGCGGCTTTAGGGCCAAGCTTTTCATTGGCGGCTATTTCATCAAGCCAAGTTTGTAGCTTGTCTGCGTTGTTATCAACAAAAGTAGCAAAAGCCAACCTAGCTATGCCTGTGGCTTTATTAGGTGTACCTGCTTGTCTGCCCCCAGTTTTAGGCGAGCCTTTGGGCTTACCGCCTTTTCTAGATGTTTCTACTTTAGATTCCATACTACCTCAAGTGATTGATTTAGTTAGGGTAAATTCTAATACTAAAACTTAGTTTATGCCATGTCCTTAGCAAATTTATTAAAGTGCGATAACAATGCAGCTTTACGCTTCTCACGCTTATCTTGATTAGCTTGTAACTTACTTGGTTTACCAGCTTTCATGGAGTAATCAAGCTTTTGGGGTTCGGATTGAGATTTGGTTTTCATTACATATCCTTCATAGCGTCAGCAATCATTTGTCTGCGGGGTTTCTTAGCAGTCTTAGCAGCATCTTTGAAGTCTTGTGCGCTTGGGCGGCCTTCTTCGCCAGCTTTCTTCATGCGCTCGCCTGAACCAGCCTTAATCCTAGCCCTTTTTTGGTGAATATTATGGTACAAACCTTCTTTAGCCACAGTTCCATCTCCTCATGCTTGCTTTTGCTCGTTCAGCGTTTTTGCTTTTAGCGACAACCCCACCCATCCTTGCACAGAAACTAGCCTTACGACCTTTGTCAGCTTCAGTCTTTGGGTTTGGGGCGGGGGCTTTTAAATTAGCGTTGTTCTTACGGTTATATGCTTCACGACCTTTAGCCGTCATGCCAGCACCTTCTTTTGTCGATAAGTAATTCCGACCTTTGCCTTTCGTGGTCTTGGCGATTGGCTTATCGTGCTTATCCATTGCAGCACGGATTTGGTCACGCCTACTCATGCTTTTTCTTCAATGTATTTAGCGTAAGCATCCTCAAGTTTGGCTTTGCGGTTGCCTTTAGCGTATTTACGCTCAGTTGCCAATGCGATAGCCACGGCTTGTTTCTTAGGCTTGCCAGCTTCCATCTCTTTTTTAATGTTTTTGCCTACGGCTTCTTTGCTACCTGATTTGACGAGTGGCATAATTTATCCTTTTATTTCAAGAACTTGAGCTTGTATGTGGTGGAATTGATAAGGTCAGCAATCTCATCAATGATGTTCTGTAGTTCAGAATCTTGCGGCAAATCTTGACGGGCATCAGCCACAAAATTTTGTAGCGATTCCATGTATTTAATTGGGTCTTTGGGTTGGTGGTAAACGCTTGGGAAGCTAGTCAGCTTTCCGTATTTACCCATGTAAGATTCCGCTAAAGTATCAACCAAGCCTACAATGCCATCGTAATATTTAGCCAAAGCCTTATGTTTGGCATACGAATCAGTCGTGAAATGGAAAAAATGCGCATTAGTCGCAGAATGTAGCAATGTGGCTAGGAATAAAGCGCAATTTTCCATAGAAAACTCCTGTAGTTACCCAATTATATTAGGTTTTTTGCAAAATCCACACACTCCAATAAGGGTAAGCATTAAAAAAGTTCTCGTCTTTGTCGGCTGTCGGCTTGTATTTAGACCTAACAAATTTGTTATACGCTTCGACATCAAACATAAACCCGTGCTTGGCAAACAATCTGTACCAATATTCAATCGGCTGAATATTTACATGGGTCGGGTCACCCATATACATTTCTTTAGTTTCGCCATCCTTGACTGCGTCTAAACATATGAAAACTCTACCGTTTTTCTTTAAAATTCTTGAAAATTCATGCAAAATGGCATCCATTTGGTCTTGCGGGATATGCTCAAGGACTTGGGCGGTATGCACCAAATCAACGCTTTCAGTCAATGCGGGGGTGTCAGCGATTGAGCCACAAACAAGCTCATTGGCGTAATACCCAAAATGGGTACGACCTAACCCAATCATGGATTCATTTAAATCTACCCCTAAAACCCGCATATTGAGCTTATGAAAACCTTTTAGGATTGAGCCACACGCACACCCAGCATCTACGACAAACCCGTCACGGGGCGTTTTACAGGCTTCTGTAACCATTTTGGCGTATTCCTCTTGCCAATAGCCATGCCCAAGATAATCAAGACCAGCATCTTTATGCTCGTCATAGTAGTCTTGGTTGTATTCGGTGACTTTAAGATTGGTCAGCAACACGGACTAATCCAATCGCTCGTAGCGCAGCTTCAGGTGAATCAACACGGCTTAGTGGCCCACCCTTCCAGTTTGCGATGAACTTAAGTTGGTCTTTGGTGAACTTGGCTTTTGCATCACGCTTGACTTCCATTAAGATAGTTTCACCGTTGTAGCACACCATTAAATCAGGGATTCCCCTACCTACCATTGACAAAATATATACATCAGCCCCAGCTTTTCTAAGGGTTTCTACTATTTTTGTTTGATTTACATCAATCTTACGGGCGTATGGCATTGATTATTAACAATTTTCAGTTAAGATAAGCTAACTTTATCACGAATCAGGTCTTATATGACTATAAAAATCTCCGATGAAGATTTCATAGCACTTTGGAAGCAACACGAATCAGTCGCAGCAATCGCCAAAATTACAGGAATTGCGTACCGTGCGGTGCTAAAAAGACGAGCTAGCCTTGAAAAAAAGTACGACATGATTCTGAAAGCTGTAGATAACCGTGGTCGCCCTGATATTTATATTCCCGATGAACAAACGCAATGCAATATTACCCTTGAAAACGGGGTCATTATGGTTGGGTCGGACTGCCATTACAACCCCAAATACATCACCACCGCCCACCGTGCTTTTGTGCAATGCGTCAAATATTTAAAACCCAAAGTAATTGTTTTAAATGGCGACCTGTTCGACTTTGCAACAATTTCAGCCCATCACCGTATTGGCTGGCAAAATCACCCCACCGTTAAAGAAGAATTGGAAGAAACCCAAGCAAGGTTGGCAGATATTGAAGCTGTACGACCAGCAGGGTGTAATCTGTTAATTTGTATTGGTAATCACGATTTAAGATTTTCTGGAAAACTTAGCAACCTCATGCCTCAGTACCAAGGGATTAAAGGTTTCGACATAGCCGACCATACCCCAAATTGGAAATGGTATTGGAGTATTGCCGTAAATCAAAACACAATGATTAAACATCGTTGGCACAATGGCGTTCATGCGGTTTACAACAATATCCTTAAATCAGGTTGGTCATTTGTTAGCGGTCATTTACATAGCTTAAAGGTAACCCCGTGGACTGACTATACGGGTACTAGATATGGCGTAGATACAGGAACTTTGGCTTGTGTTAAAGACAGCCAATTTATTTATGCGGAAAACGCACCCCTCAACTGGCGGGCTGGACACGCTGTGTTAACTTACAATAACGGTAAGCTTATGCCACCTGAGCTAGCAGAAGTTGTTGATGAGGATAAGGGCTTGTACTACTTCCGTGGGCAAGTAATGAAAGTATGAAACTAACCCCAGCAATATTAAAAAATCTGTATTCAACGATATATTGCTGCCACCCATTTAGTCGGTGGAAAATGCCTTTGCCTGACGAAATTAAATTTGAAGTGGTGCATGACAAAACCGCTTATGGTTACTATTTATACGATGAGGGTGGCAAATACGCCCACACCATACAAATTAGCGATGCTATGTGTGGTCATTTTTCGACATTGCTCAGAACGATGTGCCATGAAGCCATCCACATGAGCCGATGGGCGCATAGCCGTGAACGCTGGAATCACCATGATAAAGAGTTTCGCAGGCGGTGTAAGCTCGTGGGGGATGAGTTTGGCCTAGACAGCTTAGAACTTTGATACTATCCACAACGCTATTAAAGGAAGCATTAATATGATGATTCCAAAATAAAGTGCAAGGTCATTCATTTATAGCGAGCAACCTTGTAGTTTCGTAGGTCATTTCTTCAAACTTTGGTATGTAAAAAGCCTTGTTCAAATAAGCAGGCAATCGTGTTTCTGTGCGAATTTTCCCACAATTCCAATCTTTCTTGCTTTGATAATTTGCTGCCTTGGTCAATTTCATAGTGGCATTTGTGGCACAAACTGGCGATTCTGTAATCATGCGCTTTAATTCCTTTTCCTTTTCCATCTCGTAATTGGTTGCTATGTGCGGCAACTACCGTACCATCTTGTATTCCGCAATTTTGGCACGGAAATTTCCTTGCTATTTCAAGCAGCTTTTTGTTTCTGTACATTAGCCCATCTTTTTGTTTGTGCTTCACTCATTTTTTTTCTAATTTCATCGCTTCGCTTTATGCCAGTATGGTATGCAATTAGTTTGGCTTTTAATTCTGGTGGCATTGATTTACCGTAATTGTGGTGGTTTTTACCTTTAGGGTATGTGCCATGCCGTTTGCGGTCACGATTGTTTTCAGAATGTGTATCCCATCTAAGGTTTTCTAATCTGTTGTTTTGTGGGTTTCCGTCATTGTGGCAACATTCTTGGCCTTGTTGTGGCATACCAACAAAAGCCATCAAAACCATTCTATGTACTGAACCATTGTATTTTTTGCCATTAACACCCAAATGCACCCTGTAATATCCGCTTTTATCTGCAACTGGTTTTAACAGTCTTTGCTTATAGGTTTGCTCAATTACTTTTTGGTAATACGGGCTATATTTTTTAACTTTGCGTTTTTTGGCCCTAATGTTTCCAAGATTAGATGCTTGATATAAACCGTCAAATAAAGGTATATCTTTCCAAACTTCTTCCATTAGTTTGCCCTATGATGTTAGTTAAACTAATGAAATTATACATTATTGGCGTATTCATACCACATTACATAAAAGGCTTTAAATTCCTCAACTCCTTGGCCCAATTTTACACATGAGCCATAGGGTTGCACTTGCCAAAAGTCTTGAATAACCAGTTGGTCATCCGTATTGCCTTGCACAATAACCACCGTAAAGTTATGCGTTTTGGCAAAGGCTTGCAGTAATCTGCGTTGCCCATCGCTAACTTTTTCGTTAGGGCGTTTCCATTCCATTACCAAAAACTTGCCGTTGCGCTCGGCTATGCCGTCAATATTGCTAGGGCAAAAGGCGGGATTGCTAGGAATTAAACCTTTAAACGCACCGTAATCAATGTGCGTGGCAAAGGCATTACGCATGATTTTATTGAATGTTTGCATCGTTTTGCAGTACATCCTCAAGCTCTTGGGCTAAGTCTGTTACATCACAGCTAATTAAGTAAGCCTGTGTGTGGTCTTGTTTTAGCTTGGCGTTGTGTAGCTTTTTAATCATACGGTTTAAGTCTAAAAATACTTCGGCAAATTCTCTCATCTTGTAATTCTTTCTAAATTGCGGTTAGTAGCTTGTTCGCTTCTCCATGCTTCAAACTTCATTTGGGCCAGCGACAATTCTAGTTTTAGCAATGCTTCTTGTGCAGTTGCTTCGTCAATTTTTTGGCAATGGTCTTGATATTCTTGGCTTGCGTAAGCTTCTCGCTCTTGACCACCAAGCGATTGCTCTGAGCTTTTTTTCATCATAATTGCTTTGACGCTACTTTTAGCGGCTTCCAATCCAGCAAGCCTACCTTTGGCATCGCTATACGGTTTTTTTAACCGCTCTATTTCGTCAAATAATTCGTAAACATTTATTTCCATGTATTCCAATCCCCCTTATTATTTTTGCGAAATTGCTCAACAAATCCATTTAGCAAATGACTATCAATTTTATGTTTTGATAGATATTCCCTAAATTTAGCCAAGCCCCATTCATGCCGCCACTTGCAGAGCAAACGCACAGCACAGCGATATTTATGCTCTTGCTCATTCAAGTTCCATTCCTAACTTCACCATGCACTTGCGTTTTAATGATTCGTAAGTATCGTAGCCATTACCCAATATGCCAAGTTCACGGGCCTTTGCTTCAATTCCTTGCTGACTAAACATCCATGACCTATCCACTTTTTCTTTGGCGGGTGTCATGTCTAATACATCTTCCCACCGTGCAGCATTAATCCAGCTTGCGGGATAAGGCACGAAGTCTATGTGGGTTCGTTTGACTTCCCAGTATTTAAGGTGGTTTGGCAAGGCTTCCATAGCTTCTCGCTTTTCAAGCTCGGTGAGCTTCCGCCAAGCCAATTCAGCTTTTTTCTTAGCCACTTTTTTAGGCCACACTTCCCAAAATTTCTCAAATTCCACACTAAATCCCCCATTTAGTTAAGTTGTTAAAAACATACAAATACAGCCCTACAAAATACATCAATACCGCAGCAAATTCTACTAAAAACAACGCCCAATCGTCTTGCTTCCAACCCGCTATGGCCCACATTACGCTACCCACAAAACCAAAAATAATGTTGGCTGGGTATTCGTTTAGGCTAGTCAATCCGATACCAATCAAACACAGTATTGTGCCAGTCCATTTAAAAAGGCGCATCGGGCAAATCCAGTTTAAGTTTGTCAGCTTTTACAAATTGATACGACCAGTCCGTGTAGGTCTGTATTAAATGCTCGGCTTCGTGCTTAGTCTTGACGGTACGCATTAACTCACCATGCTCATCATAGATTTTGTAGTGGCTATAGGCGTTTATGCGGTCATCAGTAGTAAAAGTAGTCATTTCTTATTCGCTTTCTGTGACCAAATAATCCATTGTCCTTCTAATCCTTGTTCTTGAATAAACTGAGACGCTTCTTTTATGAGGTCTGATTGTTGGCGTAACATTTTTGCAGCTTCGTTTAAATAAAAATTATCTTCAATTCGGTCTGCCAATTCATATGAATTAATCCCACGACCACAACCGCATTGGCTTGGTATTCTGTGGCATGTATTACAAAAAACATTTGAGTTCATTGATATTCCCCCACTCGTGTTGTTAATGCATCTAATCGCATTTGTAGCTCACGGATTTTTAGGCTTTGCTGTTTAAGCATCTCAGCCGACTGAAACATAATCTCAAATTCTTCCAATCCAACTTTAATTTCGGATTTGGCGCAAAGTGTTTCTAACATATCGGCTAGTTCGTAGGCTCGGCTCATTGCAATACTCGTGGTGATGGTGGGCTGGGTGGTGACATAGGCACAGTATAAGACGGTGTGCCAACTGCCCATCCTTGCGGTGTAACAATTTGATTGGGATAAACCGTAATGCTTTGGGTTACAAACCCACGGTTGTCAACTATTTGACCCTGATTGCCCTGTATTTGTACAGTTTGAGAAACATAACCTCTTGGGTCAGTAATCACATAAGTTTGGGCAAAAATTGGTGTAGCTACAAAAATTGCTAAAGCTGCTAAATATTTCATAATTCCCCCTGTGTTAATACTGTAATCGTAATGCGTTATCAAATAAAGTTTATTAGGACTTACCCTTATTAAGCATTATGTTTGTGATTGTGTAACTTTGTGTGCGCCAATTTTTTTTAATGGCTTATAAATGTGGCATTAAACGGGCTAATGACCCATTTATGTTACTTTTGAGTTTATTTGTTATATCTATATATAACTTATAGGTAAGTTGCCTTTTGGTGAACGGAACCCAGCCATCCTAGATTCCTTCAACTGTTGCCTTTCGGAGCCACAGAACCCGCCAGTCGTTCGTTGAATAGGCACTAGCTTCGCCACCTATGTGTGTGCTGTTACATCAACTATCCCCCAGTAGCACTTGTATCGCAGTCGCTGGTGTCGGTTCCCGCCCAACTGTGACCGCAGAAATAGAAAAACCCCATAAGGTTGCTCTAAGGTGACATTGCTTAATAAATGACCTACCAACCATTTACTAAACACTCAAAGCAACCCTATGGGGTCTGCGGTAGGTAATACTAGGCAAATGTCACTCTGCCCAATCAGTATAACCTAAATTTTGCGCTCCGCAAGTTCAGGCCAAATTAAATGCCAAGACTGGGGAAACATATCCTTGCGGGTAACTAGCCCATGCGATTCTTTTTCAATCTGGGCAGCCAATTCCATCAGCTTACTAGCGGGTAATCCCTCGTTTTGCCAGCGATGCACAGCTTGGGTGGTTACCTTGAATCTGCGGGCGATTTTGGCTGGGCCACCGCATAAATGAATCATTTGTTTTGGTGTAAGTTTGAAGTCCATAAAAGTTATTTTATATTTAAG